GCGGCTCTCAGCGCGGCCCAGACTCAGGCAGTCGGGATACGAGACAGGCTCTTTGAGTTGATAGGCTTCGACCCCTTGGAGCAGGCCGCCTTGACGCGCCGCGTGATCTCGAAGCACGAAGAATTGCTGGATGCACGCAAGGTGCAACGCCTTGTAATCAATGATGGATTACATCATAGCGCAGTGCGTGAGTGGACTGACCTCGACAACCAAGCGCAGGCTCGTGCAGCGGATGCGCTGGCTGATATTCTCGGTCTCGCACCCTCCAAGAGTGCGGGCTCGAGCAACGCAGATCGTAGCGTGCAGGTGCAGATCGCCTTCGTGCAGCGTCCAACCGGGGCCAAGGCACCCAAGGTTGTAGCGCAAGCACGCATCATTGATGCCGAATGATGCGGCGCGTTGGAATAATGTTTGCTGTGACGCGTCAAGACCCCCCCTACCCCCAAAATGACGCGGTGTGTTAGGGGAGGGCGAGCTATTCTGCTATAGTACCGAAATCACGGGCGTATTAGCTTCTGCTGATACAGAGGCGGCCCCACAACCCCGAGGCTCCGACCACCGGAGGCTCAATCATGTCAGTAGGATACGACGCGCTGGCGGCGCGGAACCCCCTGCTCTACCTACTGCCGGGGGACGAACTGAACGAAGGCATAGCACCTGAAGACGGGGGACTCTACTATGGCGCGGTCGCTGGACGATGTGGAGAGAGATTCGTGGTGCGAGGCCCAGTGTGCCGAGTTGCTGCTGGATCTTGAGGACTTGGACCTTTGGGGCGAGAGCCCCGAGGAAGCACCCGAGTATGCAATAACCCGTGAGACCCCATTTGACCACGAGGCGCCCTGACCGCCCCTGATGGCCATACAGGTCCAGAAGGTGTCGATGGAGATCCCCCGCTACTTCAAGGCGCGGAGTTACCAGTGGGACTTCATCGAGGCGATGCGCGCAGGCTGCCGCCGCGCGATGCTGGTGTGGCACCGGAGAGCTGGAAAAGACGCCACCACCCTCAACGTGACCATCGAGCGGATGCTGGAACGGGCCGGAACCTACTACTACTTCCTCCCGACCTATGCGCAGGCCAAGAAAGTCATCTGGGACGGCATTCAGAAGGACGGGATGCCGTTCCTCAAGCACTTCCCTGACGAACTGATCATCGACCGCAACGAGACCGAGATGAAGATCACGCTCGGGCTCGGGAACGGCCTCCACTCGACGTTCCAACTGATCGGCGCCGACAACATCGACTCCATCGTCGGCACCAACCCGATTGGGTGCGTCTTCTCCGAGTATTCGCTGATGTCGCCGCGGGCATGGGACTTGATGCGGCCGATTCTGGCGGAGAACGGCGGCTGGAGCGTCTTCGTCTTCACGCCGCGCGGCCACAACTGGGCGGCGAAGCTGTGGAAGAAGGTCAAGGACGAGCCGTCGTGGTACACGAGCCTCTTGGACGTGACGAAGACTCGCCGCGACGGCCTCCTCGACGCACAGGCGAAGGACGGCCGCCATCTCGAGCGCGTCGTGACCGACGACGCGATCCAGCAGGAGCGCCGCGACGGCATGAGCGAGGAATTGGTGCAGCAGGAGTTCTTCTGCTCGTTCGAGGGCGCCATGCAGGGCTCCTACTACGGCGACCTCATGGAAGCGATGCGGAAAGAGCACCGGATCTGCTCGGTGCCGTGGAACAACGACATCCTCGTGGACACAGCGTGGGATCTGGGCGTGGACGACGAGACGGTGATCGGGTTCTGGCAGTCGGAGACTGACCGGCGCCACGGGCGCCGTACGCTCAACCTGATCGACATCGAAAAGGGCCATTCGCACGGATTGGAGTATTACTGGCGCATCATGCAGTCGAAACCCTACACCTACGGCCGCCACTACGGCCCGCATGACCTGAAGGTGCAGGAGTTCGGCTCCGGCAACACCCGGTTGCAGTCGGCCGCGAAAATGGGGCTCTACTTCGAGGTCGTGCCGAAGATTGCGCTCGTGGACGGCATCAACGCCACGCGGCGGATGCTGCCCTTCGTCTACGCCGACGACACGGTCTGCGAAGGCTGGGTGGACGACATGGTGGCATACCGGCGCGAGTTCGACGAGGATAATCAGACGTTCCGCAACATTCCGAAGCACGACAAGTCGTCGCATACCGCGGACATGACGCGCTACCGCGCCACCGCGTTCACGGCCGTCACCGGACGCGCCGCGCTCGAGCAGCGGCCGCGGTCGCAGGTCGCGATGGCCGACTGGGACGTGTTTGCGCCTCCGGGCGACCGCCAGAGCGGCAACGCGAGCGGCGAACTGCACTCGAAGACGAACTGGAGGAACTTTGGCGCGTGACACGCTCTCGCCAGATGTCCACCTCGCCAACGCGGCCCCGCTCGCGTTCAACGGGAAACTCGGGAACGTCTATGGCCCCGGTGGCGGTTTCAACCACTCCCCGCTCGGCGGCGGGTGGGAAACCGACCTCGTTGACGCCACAGCGGACCAAGCGGCTGCGGCGATCGCGGGTCTACAGGCTGCTGCGGCAGCAACGCTGCCTACGGCGGCTGATCTCGGTGTGTCGTCGCTCGGAGGCGACACGGGCGGCGGAGGTGGCGACGGCGGTGGTGTTGGTGACGGTCCTGCCGGAGATAGCGGCGATGCTGGCGACGGCGACGGTGGCGGTGGCGCAGGAGACGGCGGCTCCGGGTCCGACTAGCTGATGGACCACACAACGCTCCGGCACGTCTTCACCTACTACGAAACGCCGCTAATAGTCACCGGGCTTATTATCGGCGACCTCCGCGACGACGAAGTGGAGATCGAGCGCGTCCTGCTGTACCCCGGCGCCCCGAAAGGCGCCCTGCTGCGTATGATCAAGGCCGGGCTCGCATTCCTCAAGACTGAACAGATCAAGCGGGCGCTGTTCGTGCTCCCGCGCTCCGATAACCGCATGGAAGCCCTCGCCAAGCGAGTCGGCTTCACATGCTACTTTACCGACGAAAACTACGCGCACTACTACCGGGAGGTCTCACATGAGCAGCCCCAAGCCGCCGAAAGCCGCAGCGATGCCCGCACCGCCGCTCGATCCGACGCAGAGCGATCAGGCGAAGCAGGCCGCTGCGGATGCGAAGACGAACGAGAAGCGGCGCTCGCTCGCTGCGAGTTCTGAGGGGAGTTTCGGCATGTCGTCCGGTTCCTCGACGCTGGCACCGACCAGTAAGCCCGGCCTCAAGTCCAGTCTCGGGTAAGCCCCGGACACCCTGTGGCCGCCATCCAGAACGCAAAAAGCAGCATCGACCGGAGCGCCGAGGCGCTACTGCTTCGCCACGACGACCTGAAAGGCGAACAGCGCCTCTGGTTGACGTTGTGGCAGGAAGTTGCCGACTTCGAGCAGCCGCGCAAAGGCAATATCGCGTTCAAGCGCTCGAGCGCGCAGCAACAGACCGATAGGCTGTTCGACTCCACGGCGCCGCACGCATTGGAACTGTTGGCGGCGTCCATGCAGGGCGCCCTCACCAGCGCCGCGTTTCGGTGGTTTTCGCTGGCGCTGCAAGGCGTCGAACTGAAAGACAACCACGAACTCGCGCTGCTGCTCGAGGCGTGCAGCGACGACATGTTCCACGCCTTCAACGACTCGAACTTCGCGTCGGAGACGCACGAGTTGTATCTGGACACGCCGTGCTTCGGCACAGGCGGCATTTTCGTCGAAGAGCGCGAACCGACCCGCTACGTCCCCGCGGGCGCGCTGCGGTTCACGGCCTTGCCTCCGGGGAGCTTCTGCATCGACGAAGACGCCGAAGGCTACGTGGATACCGTCTATCGCACCTTCATGCTGTCGGCGCGCGCCGCGGCAGGCAAGTTCGGCAAAGACAACGTCGGCGGGCAGGTGACGGCGGCGCTCAAGCAGAATACCAACCAACGGTTCGAGTTTTTGCACGCCGTGTACCCGCGCAAGGATGTGCCGCTCTCCAGCGGCACCCGGCGCCTTCCGGCGACGCAGAAGCCGTACGGGTCGATCTGGGTGGACATTGCGGGTCGAAAGGTCATGCGCGTCTCGGGGTACGACGAGCAGTGCATGATGATGCCCCGGTGGGGCAAAACGAGCGGGGAAATCTACGGACGCGGCCCCGGCATCGTGGCGCTCCCCGACATCAAGACCCTGAACCTCGCGGTGCAGTTGAAGCTGAAGGCGTGGGCGAAAGCGGTCGATCCGCCGCTCATGGTGCGTGACGAGGGTGTGATCGGCGACGTGATCCTCCGGTCGGCCGGGATCACCTACGTGCGCGATATGGACTCGATCAAGCCCCTCACCGAACTGGCAGGCGACCTGCGCATCGCGGACATGAACGAGGACAAGGTGCGCGAGAGTATCAAGCGGATGTTCTTCTCCGACCAGTTGCAGATGCAGGAAGGGCCGCAAATGACGGCCTACGAGGTGCAGGTGCGCTACGAGTTGATGCAGCGCATTCTGGGGCCAACGCTCGGCCGTCTCACGGTCGAGTACCTGAATCCGCTGGTCAGCCGCGTGTTCTGGATTCGGCTCCGCGCAAGCGCCGCCGACAGCCCATACCGGAAGGTGCTGGCGTGGTGCAAGCAGAACAACAAGGCGATGATCGTGGAGTACGAAGGGCCGCTCGCGAAGGCGCAGCGACTCGCGGAGTCCACGGCGATGCAGCGGTTCTGGCAGATCGCGCTGCCCCTCACACAGGTTGATCCGACCGTGATGGACAACGTGGATCTGGACTTTATGATCCGTCGTCACGGGGATAGCGTCGGCACGCCCGCGGGCATGATGCGGCAGCCCGAGAAGGTCGCGGAGATCCGACAGGCCCGGACGGCGGCGGCAGCACAGAAGGCGCAGCAAGAAGCCGCGCAGCAGACCATGAAGGCGGCGGGCGGCGGCACCGGAGCAGCAGCGATGGTGTCCGCGCTCAGCGGCCAAAAGGAAGGGACGATCCCCGGTGGATCGCCTGTGGTGACCAGTGGGTAGGCAACGGAAGCCGCGCACAGCAGCAGACCCCGTACCACGGCTGTCAGCGTCCGAGACGCCCGAGTTGGCGCCGCAGGAGAAGCTGGCAGAAGACTACCGCGTGGCGTTCTCGACCGAGTCGGGCAACGCGGTGCTACAGGATCTCGAGCATCGGTTCCAACTCCGCGGCTCGTTCGTCCCCGACTCGAACGTGACCGCCTTCCACGAAGGCCAGCGCGACGTGTACCGCCTGATCCTGCTGATGATCGCGAAGGACGTCGCGCGCGGCAACAAACCTCACATGGCAATCACCGAGGAGACTCATCCCGATGGCGAATGACGTCGTGGCCCCGGAAGGGACAACCCAACCCCCAGTAACCGATGGAGTGAATGCCTCGTGGAGGGACAACCTCCCCGACGACCTGAAGGGCGAGAAGACGCTGGAGAAGTTCGTCGGCAAGGACTGGAGCGAAGCTGGCCCCGCCCTCGCCAAGAGCTACATCAATCTCGAGAAGATGCCGCGCGGCCTCACGGTCCCCGGCGAGGCAGCGACGCCCGAAGAGTGGAACGCCTACCACGACAAGGTACGCCCGGCGAAGGTCGAGGAGTACGGGGTCGCGGCCAAGGTGCCCGATGGGATGAACTGGAGCAAGGAGGCCGAGCAACGCATCGTCAGTTCGATGCACAAGCGCGGCCTCACGACGGCGCAGGCGCAGGGCGTAATCAACGACTACCTCGGGATCGCGCACGAGGGACTGCTCAACATGGAGCAGGGAAAGAACCTCGCGATTGCCGACGCCGAGAAGTCGATGCAGGACGAGTGGGGTGGCCTGTATCCGCAGAACATCGCGCTGGTGCAGCGCATCGTCACCGAGTTCGGCGACGACGGCTTCAAAGCGTACCTCGACGACACAGGGCTCGGCAACGACCCCAACTTCCTCCGGTTCGTCTACAACCTCGGCCGCCCGATGCTCGAAGACAACCTCGTGCGTGGTGATGGCCTCGGGATGCGGCGCAACGAAGCGCAGGCCGAGATCGACGCGATCATGAAGACCAAGGAGTGGCTGGCAGGCGACAAGGCCAGCATCGAGCGCATCAACTCCCTTTACCCTATCGCGAACAGCGACTAGGCTCCGCAGAGGAGAACGCACATGGCGGCAATCACGTTCAAGGCGCGCGTTAGCGCCATCGGCGGCACCAGCTTCACCCTGACGCCCGTCGTCGGCATCGGCACAGCGGGCGCGCAGGTCGATGGCGGCGTACCTGCGAACGGCCCTGCCCTGTCGAGCGGCATCACGACCATCGTCGTGAACAGCACGGGCGCCCCGGATACCACCGTCATCAAGAACGTCAATCAGGTGGTGACCGTCGAGTTGGGTCTGGACTAGGACGTGCCGTATACCGAGGTGATGCACAAGTGGAAGACGGGTCACCTCTTTTCGGGCGGCGGTGGGAAGAAGGTCACGTCACAGAAGCAGGCGGAGGCGATCATGCTCTCCGAAAAGGAGAAGGCCATGAAGGGCAAGAAAGAGTACCAACCCGCCGCGAAGCGGCGAATGCCTGCCTACGGTGACGGGGGTGTGGTGGAGGCGACTGGCCCCGCCACGGTCCACAAGGGCGAACTCATCGTGCCCGCCGATCACGCGGCGCACGACGCCATCGAGGCGCTGTTGAAGGACGCCGAGCAGGGCAAGAGTGCGTCCACGAAGGGTGACGAGTCGGCCCGCCTCGCGGAAGCTCGGCGCAAATCGCAGGGGCAGCCGTCGATGATGCAGCGGCTCAAGTCACTGGCGACAGGGGGCAGATAGATGGCAGACAACGTCCTACTCAACGCGGGCGCAGGCGGCGCCACCCTCGCGTCTGACGACATCGGCGGCGTGCAGTACCAGCGGGTCAAGCTGGAGATAGGCGCAGACGGCGCCGCTGCCGATGTACATACCGGGAACCCGCTGCCAGTCAGTGACGCTGGCGGCTCGCTCACGGTAGACGGGACCGTCGCTGTGAGCGGGTCTGTGGCGGTGACCGGGCCGGTGACGGACGCCCAGCTACGCGCAACCGCGGTGCCAGTGAGCGGGACGGTCACGACGACCCCGCCCGCGAACGCCTCAACCAACGTCGCGCTCGCGTGGCTGCTCAACCTCGGGTTCGCGGCGACCAGCGACGTCGTGGCGGCCCCGGTGCTGACGAGCCTCACTCCGGCGACCATACAGGCACGGTCGGCCGCGCTCTTCGTCGTCCTGACCGGGACCGGGTTCACGGACGTCTCGGGCGTCCTGATCAACGGGAGCGCGCATGTGGTGCTGTACTCGAGTGCGACCGTGATAACGACGCGCATCCCGGCGTCCGAACTCCTCACGGCGGGGACGCTCGCGGTGGTCGTCGTGGACCCCGTGACGGGCACCAGCAACACGCGCTCGTTCACGATCACGGCGCTGACGCTGACGGAAGAGGAGGAGCGGCTGCTGCAGGACAGCAACCCGCTGCCGTGCCCAGATCCGCATCAGCCCTCTATGTACCGGGGAGCAAATAATGAACGCGTCTGAGGAGTATCAGCGGAAGCTGCACGAGCACCGCGAAGCTGGGCGGAAGGGAAGTCAGGACGACCGCGAGAAGACCGGGAAGCATCTCCGCGAAGCCGCACTCGAGCGCGCCAACCGGCGCGAGTGGGCGCACAAGCGCCGTGGAGACGAGAGCCGCTGGACCGAGTAGTACATCGCAGGAGCCAAACGTCGCACGTGCTGCGACTTCCTGCATCTCAGATGCACCATTGTTCACGTCCCGTGTACAACGATAAGACGTGAACACGCACAGCCGCGCATGGCGAGGATGGCCCCGTAAGGACAAGCCTCCGAACTTCTGGCACCGTTAGCGAGGAAGTTCACCACGCAGTAGGAGGGTTACACCATGTCCTTTCAGGTAGACACAGCATTCGTCAAGCAGTTCAACTCGACCGTCAACGTCAAGCTGCAGCAGGGCGGCAGCCGCCTCCGCCAGTACGTGACCGAGGAGTCGATGAACGGTGAGGAGCAGTTCTTCGAGCAGGTCGGCCCCGTGGCCGCGCAGGAAGTGACGACTCGCCACGGCGACTCGCCGCTGATCAGCACCCCCCACGACCGTCGGCGCGTCACGCTGCGGTTCTTCGACTGGGGCGATCTGATCGACAACTTCGACAAGGTGCGGATGCTGATCGACCCCACCTCGCCGTACACCACGAACGCCGTCAACGCTCTCGGGCGCGCGATGGACGACGTGCTGCTCGGCGCCGGTCTGACGGGTGAGTCGCCCATCGTGGCGGATACTACGTCCGGTTCGCTCGGTGTGCTGTTTGGCACCGCGTTCAGCGGCAAAGCGGCCGCGACGTCCAACGCGTTCCCTTCGGCCCAGAAGGTACTGGTGAACTTCGGTGGCACCAACGTCGGTCTGACGGTGCCGAAGATGATTGACGCGCGGCGCATCCTGAAGAAGGCCGACGTGGATATGAACGTCGAGAGCATCGCGATGTACGTGAACAGCAAGGGTGAGGCGGACCTGCTCAACACCACGCAGGTTACCTCGCAGGACTTCGCGGGCGTGAAGGCGCTCGTGGGCGGAGACGTGAACGCGTTCCTCGGGTTCAACATCGTGCGCGGTGAGCGCATCCCCGGTGACGGTACGAGCAACCTGTACCCGATCTGGGCCAAGAGCGGCGTCAAGTTGGGCGTCGCGAAGGACATCCAGACCGAAGTGGCGCGCAGGGCCGACAAGCGGTTCTCGTGGTACGTGTACGTCTGCATGGGCCTCGGTGGCGTGCGCATGGAAGAGGGCAAGGTCGTACAGATCGCTGGCCTCCTGTAGGCCCTCTGTAGCATAGGGCGGGACCGCCAACCGCCCAGCAGTTCTTCTCGTTACCGTCCATAACCCCTTGCTGCCGTTCCGGCGACTGACGAGTTCGATCCTCGTAGCCGCGCCTGCACGGTGAGGATAAAAACATGGCCACATTCAACAGCACCCAGATGGCGAAGCTGAACTCGACCCCGGTACAGCACGTCCGCTCGGACGAGCACGGTCGCGTGCGTCGGGCGTTCTTCGCGTGGGAGGATGCCACGCTGACCCCGGTCGCTGGTGACACCATCAACCTCTGCAAGCTGCCGCCCGGCGCTCGCGTCATGAACGGCAAGCTCTTCTGGGAGACCAACACCGCCACGGCGACCCTCGCCATTGGCATCGCTGGTTCCACGGGCAAGTACAGCGCCGTGCCCGCTCTTCTGACCGCCGCGCCTGTCATTCAGGTGAGCACGGGCGGAGCGACGGGTGGTTGCGGTGGCTTCGACCTCTGCGGCGCGGGCACGGGCGGCACCAACGCCGCGCCTGTGGTCGGTGAGGTGCTGTCCGGTCCCGTGACCGTCATTGGCACCACCGCGGTCGCCACCCTCGCCGCGAACAAGCGCATCTGCGGCTGGATCGACTACCTCGGCGTCGAGTAGTTCCCTCTCGCGACTGACACGCCCTCGGCAGCGCACCACCAAACAGTGGAGAGCGGGCCGGGGGTAACCAACCCTATAGGAGACTTCACATGGCAGATCCTCGGTCACCGCGCGCAACCGCGCAAGCGGTACTCGGCATAGTTGGCGGTTATCCGACGCCTCTTGCGATTCCGGCGACCGGACCTACGGTAGTCGATGGCGCCGTAGGAGTCGTCACCGTTGGCACCCATCGCTGGGCCGTCACCTTCACGAAGGCGGGCTCGGAGTCGGCTCTTGGTCCGTTCACCAGCTTTACGAGCGCCGGAACGGTGCATTGCAGTCTGACGGCGGTACCGCTCGGTCCCACCGGGACCACGGGCCGCAACGTCTACAAGACGATTGCGGGTGGCACCACCGACTACCGACTCATAGGCGCTATCGCGGACAACACGACCACGACCTTCGACGACAACCTCGCCGACGCTACGCTCAACGCGAACGCTCCGGCGCCCGTCAGCGGGCAGCCCGAGGCCGACACGTATCAGGAGCATGGTCGCCGCGCTCTGACGGATGGTGGTCTGTGATCTTCGACACCGCCTCCGCGCATCAGTACGATAGCTGGACCGACAACGATCTGGTGCGGGCCATCAAACTTGACCCGGACTGCAAGGACGAGTACCTCACCGAACTGGCGGAACGCAGGGCAGAACGTGCGCGCATGAAAGACGCGACGGACGCGCTGGATGCCGACATCGCCGCCAAGATCAAGGAGCTAACCAATGGCAACACGTAGCCATACGACCGACCGCGTGCCGGGCTACTCCCCCACGTCGCTGCACGTTATCCGGTGGACGGGCCTGCTCACGACGGACGTGGGCGACTGGGTTACGGTGCCAGAGTATACCGACGTGACCTACCAGATGATCCTCGACTCTGGGACGACACTCGCGGCGCTCTCCATCGAGGGCAGCAACGAGGTGGCGACTCCGGCCGCGAAGAACACCAGCATCATCAACGACAGCCGCGGCTACGGGAACCCGATCACATGGGTGTTCGCGGACGGCAACAAGTTCAAGACCGCCCTCGATTCACCTCTCCAGATCCGACCCAACTTCAGCGGAGCGGGCGATTCCAGCGTCACCGTGATCGCCTCGTTCAAGAAAGCGATCTTCTAGCCATGAGCGACATCACCGAACAGATCAAGCGGATGATCCGTGAACGCGAGGGGCTGGAGAAAGTTCTCGCGTCTGCTGAGGCACTGGAGTCTGAAGAGGCGCGCCTCAGCGCGCTCAGGGCGCAGGCGGCCGAGGTGACCAAGACGCGCGACGCGCTGCTGACCCAGATCGAGAGCCTGAAGAAGAAGACGGCCGACGCCGCCACGGAGTACGACGAGACGGTGCAGTCCGCGGCCTACAAACTGCAATCCACCACAAAGGCGCACGTCGCCCACCTCGCCACGCTAGAGGCTGAGTACGAGCAGGAGCGCGCGGCATACGCTGCCGCACGAGTCGCACTCGAGGAGGATTACAACGAGCGGAAAGCGCGGATCACCTTCGAACTGGAGGCGCTCGAGTCTCGTACGAACGCCGCGAACGCCGCGCTCGACGCCCTCAAGCGGTCGTAGTCGTGCGGACGCGCTACTGGCTGCGGAACTGGCGGGCACACCTCCGGGCGCTGCTACTTGGCACTGGGGGGATGGTGGGGTCTGTCACGATGGCGGGTCGCCTCGACGCCGTGCTGCTCAAGGCAGACGGACGGCGGATTGACCTCGGGCTCCTCGGGCGGCGTGTCGTCACGACCGCAGGCGTCAACTTCCTGCGGGACGACTTCAACGCCGGATCGACCGAGATCACCAGCATGAACTTCCACGACTCCGGCACGGGCGCGGTCGCGGAGGCTGTCGGCGACACGGACCTTGGCACTCCGGCTGGTCCGATCACGCGCGCCACAGGCGTGCAGTCGGCGCCTGCGACGAAGCAGTACCGCAGCGTCGGGGTCATCACCTACGCAGGCGCCCTGACCATCACGGAGCATGGGCTCTTCAACCAAGCGGCCCGTGGCGGCGGCACAACGCTCTGGGATCGCACGGTCTTCGCCGGGATCGCGGTAGTAGGGAGCGACGCCATCCAGTTCACGTACACCCTGACCATCAACGACGGCGGCTAACGTGGCAACAGCGCCCGGCTATATCCAAGTCGCAGCGGACGGCGTCGGCAAGAAGATGCGTACGGAGGTTGACTCCGTTCGGCAACCGGACGGGACGCTCGCGGACGTACACCGGGAGATTGTGTCTGGGCCGCCTGAGTGGTTCGAAACCGCCCAAGATGAATACATGCGGCAGTTGCAGGAAAATATTCTGATCGAACTTCGGACACACACGCAACTACTCGCTACCATGATGGGTCCAACCTCAGCCACGGGGAGTAATGTACTATGATCGTCGAAACCAAAGTCGGCATCATTACCGCAGGTGACGGCACCGTCTCGATACAACGCGCTTCGCGTGACGGCAGCACCATCGTCGGCGACGGGATGGGTCGGTATCAGGAGATGGCCCAGCGCGGGCTGATGTTCACGGGTGGCAATCAAGGCCCCGGTGGCACCACGACCACGGTGGGTCTCGCGACCACCTACACGGGGCTGTGTCTGTCCAACCCCGCAGGTAACACGAAGAACTTCGCGCTGCTTCAGGCGTCGCTGGGGATTGTGGGTGCGCCTGCGGCGCTCTCGACATTCGGGCTGTTGGCCGGATACGCGGCGGGTGGCGTGACGGCGCACACGACACCACTGGTTCCGCAGTGCACGCTGCTGAGTGCATCGGCAGTGGGCACGGCGAAGATCGACTCGGCGGCGACGCTCGTCGGGTCACCGTTCCTGTACATGGCGTTCGGGGTCACGCCGATCACGGGTGCGACCGCGCAGGTCGTCAACCCCCCGGTCATCGGCAACCTGTACGACATCGGCGGCTCCCTGATCATCCCTCCGGGTGGGTACGTCGGCATCTACACGTCAACGGTCGTGACGGTCATCGCCAGCTTCGTGTGGACTGAAGTCGCGGTCTAGTGCTCGCACCCCTTCGCTCCCTCTGGGAGCCTGCAGGAGGCATCCCGCAGACGTTCTTCCAGTCTGTCGCTGGCGCGCTCAGTTTCGTTGGTGACGCGCAGCGGCAGACGAACAAGGTGCTCGATGGTGGGCTCACCTTCGTCGGTGTCCTTCAGCGGCAGACGAACAAGCTGGTGGCCGGGGTGCTGTCGTTCGTTGGCACCCTCCAACGGCAGACGAACAAGCTGCTCGCTGGCGTGGTGTCGTTCGTTGGCACACTCCAGCGGCAGGCGAACAAGCTGGTGGACGGCGCGCTCACCTTCGTTGGCGCCCTCCAACGGCAGACGAATAAGTTGGTGGCTGGCGGGTTGTCGTTCGTCGGAACGCTTCAACGGCAGACGAACAAGCTGGTGGACGGCGGCCTCGCGTTCACCGGGACGCTTCAGCGGCAGACGAATAAGCTACTTGACGGCGGGCTCTCGTTCAATGGGGTGCTGACTGCCGCGCGGACCTTCTTCGTGGCGGTTGGCGGTGCGTTGAGTTTCGCAGGTGACGTGGCTACCGTCGTCCTTACGGGCTTCGCAGCCACAGCGGAGTGGCTTCTCACCTACAGGCGGAGGCGGAAATAATGGCATCCAGCGCAGTCGATGTCTGCAACATCGCTCTGAAGCGCCTCGGCGTCGAGGCCATCGTGGACCTGACCGAGAATACCGACCGCGCGTCTGCGTGCAACGCGATCTACCTCGACACCGTGAAGCGCGTCCAGCGCGAGCATCCGTGGGGATGCTGCCAAGTGCGCGCGACGCTCGCGCTGCTGTCAAACGCGCCGGTCTTCGGCTACGCCTACCAGTTCACCTACCCGACGAAGCCGCTCTGCCTTCGGATCGTCGAGACAGACCCACCCGACGCGGAGTGGGACATCGAGAACACCATCGACGCGAACGGCGAGTGGACCGGGAAGGTGATCGTCACCAACGAGTCCAGCTTGAGCATCCGCTACACCGGGCTGCTCGAAGACGTGACGAAGTGGGACTCCTCGCTCGTCGAGGCTATCGCGTCCGACCTGACCGAGCAGTTGGCTGGCCCCCTCACCGAGTCGCCCGCGAGGGCGGAGCGGGAGGAGAAGAAGGCGGAGAAGCGCATCAGCCGCGCCCGCACCGCCGACAGCCAAGAGGGCTCGACCAAGCAGGCCGACATCAATGTGCTCGTTGACATCCGCCGCCACGGGATGCTGAACGACTTCACGCGCAACTCCAACTCGATCTGATGCCGGGCGGCGTCCTCCACCCCATCCTGCCCAGCTTCACAACGGGCGAAGTCTCTCCGTTGATGTACGGGCGCGTGGACTTCGCGAAGTACAACTCCAGCCTGAAGGTGCTGCTGAACTACATCATCCGCCCGCATGGCCCGGTGCAGCGGCGCATGGGGACGCACTTCGTCGCGCGAGCGAAGTTCGACAACTCGTTCACGCGGATGTTCAAGTTCGAGTTCTCGACGACGCAGGCGTACCAACTCGAGGCCGGGGCGCTCTACTTCCGCTTCTTCAAGGACGGCGGCCGTATCCAGCAGACGATCACGAACGCCGTCAATGCCGCGGGTCTCGTGCGGATCACCTGCACCGCGCACGGCTGGGACACGGGGCAGCAGGTCACCATCGAAGGCGTCAAGGGCACCATTGAGGCGAATGCGACGTGGCTAATCACGGTCATCGACGTGAACACCTTCGACTTGCAGGGGAGCGTCTTCGTGCACGCCTACGTGTCCAGCGGCGCCGCGATCCCCGAGGTGGTGACGCCGTACGCCGCCGCTGACCTGCCGAAGGTCAAGTACGTGCAGGCGGCGGATACCTGTTACTACGTGCACCCCAGCTACCCGGTCCAGAAGTTGGTGCGGCTCTCGCACGTCAAGTGGTCCTTCCTCGCGGTGAACTTCCTCCCGCCCGCGACGTATGAGGCAGGTTTCGTCTCCAGCGGCACGATCACATTTGGCGCCACGACGGGGCTCGGTGTTGCAATCACGCTGTCCGTTGGCGACCTACTGGCCGCAGACGTAAACCGCCTGATCACGACAGGCACCGGGCGCGCGATTATCAAGACGGTGACGCTCTCGACGACGGGCACGGTAGACATCGTAGACACGATCCCCACCACGGCCGCTATCCCCACCGGGTCGTGGACTATTCAGGGCTCCCCGGTGACCAACCTCACGCCGTCGCTCGGTCAGCCGACGCACGCGAGCACGACCCTGACCCTCGCCGCCGCAGGCTGGCGAGCGACCGACGTCGGCCGTATCGTGCGCGTCAACGGCGGCACGGTGCGCATCACGACCTTCTCCTCGACGACTGCGGTGAACGGCGAGATCCTGTCCACCCTCACGAACGTCACCGCCTCGCCGGGCGGCTCGTGGTCCATCGAAGATCCGACGTGGTCGGCGCTCCGCGGCTACCCCCGCGCTATCGGCTTCATGGAGCAGCGGCTGGTGCTCGCAGGCAACGCTGCGCAGCCGAATGCTTTCTGGGGCTCGAACCTCGCGACGGGCTACGAGTCCTTCGCGCTCGGCCCCAACGACGACGACGCCTACCAGTTCCTCGTGGCGACGAACGAAGTCAACACCATCAACTGGGTCTTGCCGACGCGCGAACTCCTGATCGGCACCGCCTCCAGCGAGTTCTCCATCAAGGGCTCCGCCATCGGCACGAGCACGGCGATTGGCCCGAATAACGTGGACGTGAAGGCGAGCACCTTCTGGGGCTCAGACGAGAACATTCAGCCGCTTCGCATCGGCAACGCGGGGCTCTTCGTCAGCCGCACCAAGACCGAGTTCCGCGAGATGGTGTTCAGCCTCCAGCGCGACTCCTACGTGGCCGACGACATGCTGCTGCTGGCGGAGCACCTGACGAAGGGCACGGGGCTGTACATCACCGACATCGCCTACCAGCGGCACCCGAACAGCGTCGTGTGGTGCGTCCGCAGCGATGGGGCGTTGCTCGGGCTCACCTACCAGCGCGAGCACGACGTAGTCGGCTGGCACCGCCACATCACCGGGCCTGACGCGCTGGAGGTCACCCCAGTGAAAGGCAAGTTCGAGTCGGTGGCGGTCACGCCGCACTGGAACAGCGACCGCGACGTGGCGTTCTTTACCACCGTGCGCATCATCAACGGCACGACGCGGCGCATGATCGAGTACATGGACGACCTGTACGGCTTCTACGGTCCCCTCGGGATGGACTGCGCGCTCACGTACAGCGGGTCGGCGACGCTGTCCGTCACCGGGCTCGACCACCTCATCGGCGAGACGGTGCAGATCCTCGGCGACGGCGCCGTGTACCCGGAGGCGGTGGTGGACGGCTCGGGCATGGTGACAACGACCGGGCTCACGTTCACGACGGCCGAGGTGGGGCTCGGGTTCCGCTCGAAGTTGCAGACCCTCAACATCGAGGTGCCCCAGCAGGGCACATCGCAGGGCGTGAAGAAGCACTGGGCCAAAATCTGGGTGCGCCTCTACAAGACCATCGGCCTCTACGTGAACGGTGAAGAGAAGCCGTTCCGCTCCGCGAACATGAAGATGGACCAGTCAGTTGATCAGTTCTCGGGCGACATGCAGCACACCGGGACCACCGGGGACCGCGAAGGGTCCGTCACCTTGGAGCAGCGACAGCCGCTTCCGCAGACGATCTCCGCCATCTTCGGCAACATGACCGTGGGGGAATAATGGCAACCCGGTTCATGAACGAGAGCGACGACAACCGCGTTCGATACATCTTCGCAGTGTGCTACCCAGAACGACCGCCGCACCCGCCGACGTGGTTTCAGGTCCATCCGACGATTGTCGCAACAGAAGACGTTCGTGACACTGTCGTCGGGTATACGTCGCTGATCATTGATCCCAGCGAGAAACTTGTCCACTACAGGGATATAGCGGTGATGCCGGAGTACCGAGGCCAGAACTTCGGAATGCACCTATTCCAGCGCAGGCAACTGGCGGGGATGGACCTTGGTATCACATCGCACGTTGGCGCGACATGGGCCGAAAATAAGCGGATGATCCGGCTGTTCGAGAACAACGGCTTCCACCTCTGCCAGCGCGTACCGGGCTACTACCCGGATGGCAAGGAGGGCTTGATCTTCGTAAACCACGGTGGGGGACTTATCCATGCGTAACCTCTTCAGGCACGACTGCGGCCAGTATTACTGGGATTGTCAGTGCGGGTGGGTGGCTGCGGGTGTTATAGCGGCAGTGCTCGCGGCAGGCATGAGCGCCTACGGTGCCTATTCCCAGCAGCAGGCGCAAGCACAGTCAGCGCGCATCGCGCAAAAGCAGGCGCAGGCGCAGGCCGACGCCGAGGCGGCTGCTGGGACCGCGCGCGCCAACCAGATCCAGTACGAGGCCGATAAGAAGAAGAAGGGTATGTACTCGCGGCAGGCCGCTGCCGGTGTTGTGACCGGGCAGGGGTCGCTGTTGGAGACGGAGGGCGAGTTCGCTGCCGACGTGGAGTACAGCAAGCAACTGGCGAAGTACCCCCACGAACTGGCTGGCTGGAGCGACAAGTATCAGTCTGACCTGTTCGGGTTTCAGGCGAAGCAGGCGAGCGGGAAAGCGCTGTCGAGCGCCCTGATCGCCGGAGGCGGCAGCCTCGCGACGTCTGCGCTCTCCGGCTATGGCAAGCAGAGCGGCGGCGGCGGGCAGACCATAGCGTCCAATTACGGGTATCCGGGGGCAGGCAGCTAGATGCCTATCATCGAGAAGTGGCAGGTGCCGGGGCTCGACTACACACCGCCGCGGCTGCCGCATTTGCCCGCGGACTACACGACGGCCGAGCAGGCGACGGCCATTGGCAAGATCGGCTCGCAGATCACCGACGAACTGTCCACCATCGCCGGGCAGCGGGCACACGCGGCAGCACGGCTTGAGTCGGACGCGCGCCGGGGCGATGTCGCAGTCGCCTTCGATGCCCTGAAGAACAAGATCATGACGTCGCCGCTGCGGCAGCGCAAGCTGGCTGGCGGTGAAGGTGAAGACCCCGAGGCAGCGGCGTTCCTCCCGTCCACGCCGATCCCCAAGAGCGAGACGATGATGGAGGATTGGAACAAGGGCGCCGAGGCTATCAGGAAGCAGGCGCTCGAGGGGACCGACGCGCTGACGGCCCAGTATCTCAAGGGGCACGTACTGCTGATGTACAGCAACGCCACCAAGACGATGCAGGATCTCAAGATGCAGTCGCAGCAGCACGAGATGCTTGCCTCGGTGCAGCGCGGCATCGACGTGATCCACAACGAAGTAGGCGCGACACCCGCCGACCAGTACATGACCATGAACAAGAACGGCACCGCCGTGTTCACCACGGACCCCGCGCAGTCGTCGTCGTTCCAGAACGCCAAGCGCTTGATCACGAATCGGATCGGGTTCGCCGAGCAGAACGGGCTTCGCCCGGACGCTGCGGAGCAGATGCGGCGTCATGAGTTGGCCTTCCTCGCAAAGAACTGGGCCGAGAAGCAGATGCGCCTCGATCCCGCGGCATGGGCGCAGTCGGTCGAGGCGGGCACGAACCTGTGGGGCAGCGAGATCAGCGACACGCAGCAGGCGCACCTCAAGACGCAAGCGGACGCCGCGGTCACCAAGACCAATGCGGCGGAACACAAGAAGATCCTCGACGCCCGCGAGAAGGAAGAGCAGGCGTTGGGCGACATGCTGCTCGAGAAGACGCTCACGACGCAGGCTATCAAGGAGCGGCGGAACCTGACGGGCGACCAGAAAGCGACGTGGGAGATGAAACGCGTCGCGCAGGACCACGCGTGGGAGGGCAACGCCGCCGTTGAGCGCCAGATGTCCATCGAGGCGAACGCTGCCGACGCTGGCTATCGTATGCAGGATAAGCTGAACCTCCTGCTGCGCGATAAGCAGATCAGTGATGCGGCGCACACTCGGCTCTCTGCGGTGATTAGGGCCAACATTCACCGCAACCAAGACATCGCCCGCGAGGAGGGCACCAAGGCGTACAACCGCTGGAAGGAAGACTTCAAGACGCTGCTCACGCCGTCACCCGCGCTCGCATTCGATAAGCCGGAGATCCACGGTGTGTGGGCGGGTGCGCTCGACGACATGACTGCGCGCATGAAGGGCCGCCCTGACGGTGACCTGCCCAAGGTGATCGACGAGATACGACAGCATCACCTTGGCCGCCTCGGTGACCAGCTTGAAGGGATGCGCGACGCCTACAACAAGGGCCTCACGAAGCCGATGGAGTTCAAGCAAGATGGCTCGACTGATCCTAACGCGAAGAAGGACGCTGTCACCGCCGCCTACGAGCGGTGGAAGGTGGACCCTAAGCAAGGCGCAGCGATGCGTCGTAGTGGTACGTTCCCTTCCGGCCTCTCGCAGGAGTTGGACTCCATCGACAAGACTATTGAGTACAACGGCTACGTCGCCAAAGCGAGGAAGAAGCCCTAATGTCTGAGAGCCACGCAGAGCGGATGGACCGCCTCGCCCAAGAGGCGGAGCAGCTAATCGCGGCCCCGAAGACGGAGACGGCGGATCAGTCGCAGAAGCCTGCCGAGGAGAAGAAGGGCAAACTGGCGAAGGTCGCGGGCGCAGCGCTCGACGTTGCTGCCGGTCACCCGTACGTGAGCGGCTTCAAGGCCGCCCTTGGCGGCGCCAAAGCAGGCGTCGAATCCGTGGTGGCTGGCGGCAAGAAGGTTGCCGACGCACTCCTGCCTCCGACGCGCCCCGGTGAACTGGGCAACGTCGTGCCGGGCTTCATGCCGGGCACCAATATCGCTGGGCAGCGGACTGGTGAGTCCTACCAACTCGAAGACGTGCTCAAGGTGGCGGGTGGCGTGCTCGGCATCGCCTCTGCGCCGCTCGCTGCCTTCGTCGGGTACATTCAGTCGGCTGTGCAGCAGGCGGGCGGCGACACCGGCAACGCGACACAGTTCGTCCGTAAGGCGGCTGAGCAGGCCGGGATCGACCCTGACGTAGCGCACACCGCGCTCCATATGATCGGGGCCGTCAACCGCATCCCCGATATAATCGAGCGCGCGCCGCTCCTGTTGGAGGCCAGCCCAAAGGGGCACGAGGCACGGACGCAGCTTGCCGATGAACTGACGCGCGACAAGAGCGTCACGGAGACGGCAGGCGACGTAGCAGGGCTCGCGGCAGGCGTTGCAGCCATCGCGCATGGTCTGAGCAAGGGGCAACCGAAGACAGCGCCCCAGACTGGGGCCGGAGGGGCTGCGCCTGCCGCTCCCGCAACGCCTGCGGCGGCCCGCGCCGCCCAGCAGGGCAAGGGCGAGGCTGCGCTCGTCGGGAAGGCTGCGGCTGCACCGACCCTCGAGCGCCCGGCGATGCCCGTGGACAAGAACGGCCGCCCAGTTGGCGTAAACTCGCTTGCCGATCTGAAGAGGTGGGCAGACTACGCGGACAAGAAGCGCGCCTACGAAGACCAGCAGCGCGGTGTGGCCGCCAAGAACATCGCAGCGACGCCGACGTCTGCGCCCGCGGTCGCGCCACAGTCGCTCGCCCAGACCGGCCCCACGCTGGCGGAGAACACCGCAGGCGCGTGGAACACGTCGAAGGTCGGGGAGCCCACGCGTATCAACGCAGCACCTGTGGATGTGTCGAACCTTCCCGCATCTGACGCGCGCAGTGGTGTGATCGGGCAGGCGCTCAAGGCCCGCGAGGATGCTGCCATCAGCGCACGTGCCAACGAGCCACCCGGCATGTTCGCCCGGCAGGCAACGCCGACCCCGCCCGACGTGAACGAGCCGCCCGCAGGGATGCCTGACACCCGTGGCGCTGGCATCCTCACAGCCTTCAAGGCTGACCTGACGCCCGAGGAGAATGCGGCGCGCATGGAACAGGCGCGTGCAGAGTTGACCGCGCAGGGCTACGCCCCTGCCGATCAGATGGGTCAGTACGGCGGCGCGGAGCCCAGCTTCCACGTGCCCGGCATGACACAGGAGCACGCGGTGCAGTTCGGGCAGAAGTACGGG